GTACCAAAAGCAAAAGGAATATTATGGTCGTTACACCAATCAGAATATCTTTTTCTTTTCTTTTTAGTACACCACTGGTCACGCATAAACAACATACGAATATCTAAATTTGGATTTGCTTTTTTGGCAGCTAACATTTTTGTTCTGTCGGAACTTACAAACCTTCCTTTAGCCTCAATAATAAGTGAACCTATTATAAAGTCAGGTGTATATACTTTGTGAACAAACACCACACCAGATGAACAAAACTTACACCTACCTTTCTTACTTAAATAATAGGGTATCTTTACAGTTTCATACTCAAACTTAATTCTTCTAGCTTTTAAATCTTTAGCTATGTTAGCTTCATACTTACTTCTGTACTTGTTCATAACTAAAATCCATTGGCATCTGTTTGTTTTTTTGTAGTATCCATAATAGCTGACTGTTTTGTACACATCTGTTACGACCTTCCTCGTAGCCAAACTCTTTTATGTACAAATCAATAATCATATTATCCCAATTTTTTCTTGCGGTATCCTTTAATAGCTTGCTTGCCTTGACCTTACCAAGACCTCTAATGCCTAAGATATTATCCGCACTATCACCAGTTATCATTTGTTGATAAAAAAATCTTGTGCCTTCTTCTTTAGTTACCTGTTTAAACTCCTTCTTTACAAAGTTGTAGTGGTTGCCTTCACACATTAACAAGTCTTTATCTATACTACATATCATGGTATCGGAGTCTTGTTTAAGACCTAACGCATCATCAGCTTCTATATTATCTACCACTTTAGCTTTGTAAATACTAATCAAGTAGGTACGGATAGCCTCAAGATGAACTGGCTTGGCAACATCTTTCCTATTGCCTTTGTAGTCCTCTCTTACTTTGTTACGGAAGGTTGTCTTAGGTGTGAGGTATATGGTGTAGCTATTGCAGCCACAGTCCTCTATTATCTGATTGACATAGAGCTTAGTAGAATGGAGAGCATAAGGTTTAGGGTCAGCTGTAACCAACCCTGTTTCCTTATCCTTTTTCTGACAAGCAAAGCCTACCCTGTAAGCTATGATGTCACCATCTATTAAGGCTTTCATTTAGAATGGAACAGCCTCATCAAAAACTTCTTCTTCTACTACTGGTTGTGGTTGTTTAGTAGAGGTAGTATTTTGTCTGATACGATTTTCGTGGGCTGTTTTCTGATACCCTCTTAAGTTTTTAATGGCTGGTGAATCAAGTTCTTCACAACCAGCAGCAGAAAACTCTGTTGTAACAGCTTCGGCTACTTTGTCTTGATACTTTAAAGGTATAGCAGAAACATTCATTATGTTATCAAACACCCTTCCTTTACTTTCGTTAGGGGCTACAGTAATATTAACTGGTTTACCTAGCTGTGCTTCCCAATCAGGTAAAGAATTTTCTGGTGCAGTAGGAACAAATGCTCTGTACATAGAAAGCTCGTGACCCATACCACCCATACTAGAAAAAACATTGATTGTGGTACTCCAAAGAGTTCTCGGTCTTGTTTCACCATTTAGTTCTACAGTTGAGTCAAGCACTTCAAAGCACAAAGCAATTTGTTGACAAGGTGTTTTCTCGTCACCATTAAAAGGCTTACGATTTTGCATACCTAAGTCAGCTACATAAATTAACCTTGCTTCGTACTCTCCTGCTTCTAAGTTATCGTAAGTGAGCTTGTCACCACCAGATGTTTTTACTGTTAATCTTTCAATTCCCATATCATTCTCCTTAATGAATATCGCTATAAGTATTTCCAAACTGAATGTCAATTTGCAACTCTCGGTTTAAACTTAACATATTATTTACTTTTTGTACAGCTTTTTCTAAAAGTTTTTTACATTTATCTCTGTTACCTTTCTTTATTTCTAATATTATTTCATCATGAAAGTTAGCTGTTAGTTGCTCTCTTTCTTTTAAGATGAACCCCACCCACGCATCAAACAAATAAGTACCTGTACCCTGACATAGGGTTGAGAACTTATCCTTGTCACTTCTTAATGAGTACCACAGCTTAGACACTGGGTTGTACTGCCAAGTCCTACCCTTAACTTCCTTAGTTATCATGCTATCGCTAACAGCTTTAACACTCCAGTTTCTTTTCCAGTATGCTTCAGATATAACTTTAGCTTCTTTCATGGTAATACCCAACTGTTTTGCTAGGGTTTTAATACCCGCCCCATATTGCAAGGCGTAATTTCCACCTTTAAAATTATAACGAATTTGAGATAGGGCATCAGTCTTGTTACCCATTTTGTAATCTTGCATCTCTTGTTTAGTAATAGCACCAGCAGCTAATGCAAGGTCAAGGTGTGGGTCAAAGTCTAGCTTAGACATTTCAAGTACATACTCTTTGTCATGCTCCCAAATATAGTGACAGAGTACAAAAAATTCTAGGCTACACATATCACTGCCACATAACTCTTTATCATCATGAGATGTAAGTAAGCCTCTTATCTCTAAACCATAGGGCTTTCTTGCACTAGGTAAGTTGACACAGACAGCGTGTTTAAACCTCAAGGTATTGGTTAAGCCTTGTATTGCAGCAATGACATATCCACCTTGTTCATTCTTTAGTAAGCCCTTAACTAATCCTATCCTGTGTTTAACTACTGCCATATCTTCAAGAACTAGGACTTCTGGGTGTAGCTTAGATAACTTCTTAATAGACTTACACAACTCACCATCTTTAGTTTTTACTTGAGGTATCTCCCTGTCATCTACAAAGTTAAATGTCATAGGCTTCCAACTTAAAGAGAACAACCAATCTTTAACTTGTTTACTACTAGTAGGATTGGGTTCGTCTTGACCTACTACTTCTTCTATTTCTTTGTCGTACTCAATAGTAAACCCATTGTCTTCTGCTAAGACTTTCCATCTCTCACCTGCCACAGACAGAGAACCATCTTGACGATAAGACAGCTTGGGTTTCTTACGTTTGGCTATCTTATCTACTTTTGGCATAACTTTAGATAGTTCATTAATTGCTTGCTCGTTCTTTAGCTCTAACTCATTGAGTAAGGTGTTAGCTTTATCTACATCTAGCCTCCACCTAGATTGTTCTTGGAGCATACTCATCTTCATTTTGAATGAGAGGTAGCGAACTAATGGTTGATAGTCACCATCATAAATCTTAATCAACAAGGATTTCTGTAAGCCCCAAAGTTTGGTGTTGATTTTGACATCTTCTTTGCAGCGATAAAGATATTCCTCACGAGATAAGTTCTCCCAGTCAGTGATGATTGGCTTCTCAATCTTTAAACGCTCACCCCATTGAGCAAGACCATGCCTATTCACATCAAACAGATACCAACTCAGGGCTAGGGTATCTATAAGCTGTGCTTTAATCTTTATACCTAACAACTTCTCAAGTGTTGGTATGTCATAGCGTATGATGTTGTGACCTATCAAAGTATCTTTAGGTGTAAGGTTCTCAAAGAAAGTCTTATCAACTTCTTCACCATTAGCAACCATGCAATGTATCTTGGTAGCATCTAATGAGTCTGCCTCTATATCAAATACATATTCAGCCATCACCAACTCCTTCTCATAGGTTCTAGGTAGGTCACTGTACTCTCATCAAAGTACACATCACAAGTATAAGACTGACCAAAATCCCTATCAAATAGCATGTAGAACTCTGACATATTTTTTCTTTCTTCAGGACACTCATCACTTCTATCTCTACTGATACCATGCCCGTAATGAAAGAACCTTTCCATAGACCGACTACCAAAGAACTCAGAGCTGTACACTCTAGCACCTTTCTCGTGTGGCATACTGCCCTTTGGTTTGGGGTTCACATGAGAGTAAAAGAATATAGTGATAGGGTACACAGATACTAAGTCAGCGGCAGAACTACATATCTTACCTAACTCAGTGTTAGTTTGACTAGCATCACAACCTTGCACCAATGTAGTCATAGGGTCAATCATAAAGATATTGATACCATCAAGTAGGTGCATCTCAGTGATAGCGGTTTGTATTGCTTCCCAATCTCTTGACCCTGCCCTGTCATAAAACCTAACCTTACCATCTAATCCTTCAAGTGTTTGTCTTAGCTCACTGTCCTCGTAGATTGTATCAGGTCTAGTAAAATCCTTCTTTGCTTGCTTACTAGCTAACTTCTTAGCTGTTTTTACTGGACTATTCTCAAGGTCAAACATACCTACCTTGACCTTCTCATTGTACACTAGGTGGTGTACTAACTGATGTTGGTGGTCTGTCTTACCAATCTTAGGAGCTGCACCTACACAGTGTATTGTATGAGGTCGTATACCAAAGCAAGACTTAGTGACAGTACGCCACGGAAAACTAATACCCATCTGTGGTTTGGTCATAGCACTCTCTATGATGTCACATACATCTACCACTTCACCTTGTCTTACAACACTGGCATTGTATACACAAGCTGTAAAAAGTTCTCTACCTCTATCCTGTAAAACCATTTCATTTGCATCTTTTAATGGTAAACTAGCTGACTTAAACAATGGGTATACCTTCAAGCAATCCTTCACTGCTTTCTTACCTGCTTCATCATTATCAAAAACCAGCACCACTTCCTTGTATCTGGATAATAGTTCTTTGTTATTGAGTAAATCTTTAACTGCATTGCTTACACCTCTAGTCAAACTAACAACACAAGGTTTAAAACTCTTGTACTTTTCCCCATTAAATTTTTCTATGGTTTGATGGAGTGCCATTGCATCTAATCTACCCTCAGTGATAAACAATTTTGTATCACCATTACAAGTCCAACTGCCCCACAAATCAAGCTCTCCTTTCCTATCTCC